ACGGCAATCACGCCGCTGGAGACAACACATGGACCGCCTCTCGACCCTTCGTGCCGAAGCCGCCGACGTTGCCGAGCGCCTCGAGTCGCTCGCTGCCCTGGACACCAGCGACAACGCTGCCGACACCAACGCCCGTGACCTTGAGCTCAAGGGCCTGACCGAGCGTGCCACGAAGCTCGCCGGCCAGATCGACTTCGAGACGAAGGTGGCCGAGTCGGCCAAGAATCTGCGTTCGGTTGCCGAGCGTTGCAGCCCGGCCCCCGAGGTGCGTGAGGAGCCGAAGGCTCGCATCGAGCCCATCCGTGACGGCCGCACGCTGAAGGCTTTTCGGTCGCACGAGGAAGCCTATCGCGTTGGCAAGTGGCTCCAGGCGACGTTCGCCGGTGACGCCGACGCCAAGCGGTGGTGCCAGGATCACGGCGTTGAGGCCCGCACGATGGTGGGCGGCGTCAACTCGGCCGGCGGGTTCGCCGTGCCAGAGGAGCTGTCCAACACCATCATCCGCAACGTCGAGACCTACGGCGTGGCCCCGACCGCGCTCCAGAACTTCGCAATGTCGTCTGACGTGCTGTCGATCCCCAAGCGGATCGCGGGCGTGTCCGGTGCGTGGATGGGCGAAAACGCCGAGTTCTCCTACAGCGACATGACCGGCACGCAGGTGCAGCTCGTCGCTCAGAAGTTCGGCGTGGCGACCAAGGTTTCCAACGAGCTCTTCGCCGATGGCGTGGGCGTCAGTGATCTGATTGCCGTTGAGCACAGCCTGGCCGTCGCAAAGGCGCTTGACGAAGCTGCGTTCATCGGTGACGGCACCTCGAGCTACGGCGGCCACCACGGCGTCGCGGTCAAGATCGACAACGGTTCCTACACCGCGTCGGTCGTGACCTCCGACACGGGCAATACGGGCTTTGAGACGCTCGACAAGGAGGACTTCCTCCGCGTCATGGCGAAGTGCCCGCGCTACGCCTTGCCCGGTGCTCGCTGGTACATCTCGCCGGCTGGCTACCACGCCGCCATGCAGCGGCTTGATCTCGCCCAGGGCGGCAGCGTGAGCGTTGCCCAAGGCTTCGGGCTGACGTTCATGGGCTACGGTGTCACGCTCGTGCACCCGATGAACAGCACGCTGGGTGCTGACAGCGGCAAGATCAAGTGCCTCTTCGGCGACCTCGCCATGGCGGGTGCCCTTGGCCTGCGGCAGGGCTACCAGCTCCGCGTGAGCCAGGAGCGTTTCGTGGAGCTCGACCAGACGCTGGTTTCCGGCGTGGTTCGTGCGACGTGCAACTTCCACAGCTTGGGCTCGACCAGCGAGGTCGGCCCGGTGATCGCCCTGAAGACCGTCTGAACCTGACACCCTTTCCAGGAGAACCCCAAGCATGATTCCCGTTGCAGCTACCAGGAGCGTGGTGTCTGGCAAGAACTCGGTGTACACGAGCTCGCAGACGAACACGCTGACGCTCGACACGCTGGGCTTCGATTACGCCAGCATTGACGTGATCTACGCTTCGCAGGTTTCGACCTCGAGCGTGGCCCAGACGCTGACGCTTCGCCAGGGCGACGCCAGCAACGCCGTGACCGAGACTGTGACCGGGTTCACCGGCACGCTCGCCCCGGCGGCCTACGCTGGCCAGACCGTCACGAGCACGATGACGGTCAGCCGGATCGAAGTCGATCTGCGTGGGAAGAAGCGGTACATCGCCGTGGCCACGTCGCCCAACACGGACAACACCGTGGTGATCGCGGCCCGGCTCTCGCGTGCCGAGGAAGGCCCGTACGACGCCACCACGAAGGGCGTGCGAGTCAACACGGCCGGCTGACGCTTGACAGCCTGACGAACATGAGCGGGCGGCTCACACAACGTGGGCCGCCCGTTCTCGTTTTCGGGAGGCACGCATGCTGGTTCAGGTTGGCGGCACGTCGGTCGATGTCCGTGTCGAGGCTGTCTTCTCCATGCCTCGGCTCGGCTTCAACGACAACTTTTTCACGTGGGCTCAGGCGCTCATGCCGCTCGGCATACGCCCCACAAAAGTCACCGGCGCTTTTTGGGATCAGTGCATGGAGCGCGTCTTCGAGCAGTTCGTAGACAAATGCGAATACCTGCTGACGATCGACTACGACACGTTCTTCACCAAAGAAGACTTGGAACACCTCTTCTCGCTGGCTCTGGCGTTTCAGTGTGATGCCCTGACCGGCTTGCAGACCAAGAGAGAAGACGGCAGGCCCATGTTGACCTTGAAGGGCACGCTGGGCAGGCAGAAGGACGGCGAGCAGGCGCAGCTTCCTATGTCGTGGTTTGCCGAGCCGGTGCAGGAAGTCGATTCGGCCCACTTCGGGTGCACCATCATTTCGACAGCCGCCCTGAAGCGGACGCCTAAGCCGTGGTTTCGCAGCGAGCCAGGACCAGACAACTCTTGGAACGACGGCAGGCTGGACGCCGACATCTACGCCTGGAAGAACTTTCGAGAGGGTGGCGGCAATCGTGTCTACGTGTCGCCCCGCATTGTTCTGGGCCATGGCGAGTACATGGTGACGTGGCCCGGCCGGGATCTCAGCAAGCCGGTATTTCAGTGGGCCACCGAGTTCTGCAACACGGGGAAGCGCCCGGAAACTGCATGGAGCGTGCCGCAATCATGAAAATACGAATGGTGCAGAGCTACCGCGTCTATCGGCGTGGCCAAGTCTTGCCAGACGTGCCAGACGGGATGGCAAACGACTGGATCAAGCGCGGCCTGGCCGTTGAGGACAAGCAGCAGGAAATTGAGACGGCGGCCATAGAGCACCGGGCCGAGACAGCCGACGCCACGCCACGCAAACGAGGACGCCCACGTGCGATACCGAAGCCTGACCAGGACAACGGCACCGGCGGTTGAGCCTGTCACGCTGGCCGAGGCCAAGACGCACTGCCGGGTGGACACGTCCACCGACGATGCCTACATCGGCACGCTGATTACGGCGGCGCGTGAGTGGGTTGAGGAATACGTAGACCGTGCCTTGGTGCACCAGCAGTACGTCATGCGGCTGGATTCTTTCCCGTATGAGTTTGAGCTGCCCCGCCCGCCAATGGCGACAAGCGGCACGACCACAGCCGTGGCCGTCACCTACACGCTAGGCGACGATTCCACGGCGACGCTCTCAGCCACGCAGTACCGAGTGGACCGGAACTCAACGCCCGGCGTGGTGCGGCAGCTGCGGGCCGGGACGTGGCCAGCGAACTTGGACGACCAGAACGCCGTGACCGTCACCTGGTGGGCAGGCTACGGGGCGAGCGGCACGAGCGTCCCGGCGGCGATCCGGCACGCCATCCTGATGCTTGTGGCTCACTGGTACGAACGCCGGATGGCGGCTGACTCCATGAGCGGCAACGAGATTCCGTTTGGCGTGAAATCCCTGCTCGACTCGCAACGTTGGGGCTCTTACCGATGAGCAACGTATCCGGCACGATTTCGGTAAACGTCGAGTTTCGTGACACGACCACGTCTAGCGGCGTGCAGAGTCTGAAGACCGTTACGCTGCGTGACGCTACTGAGTACACGGCGGGCAAAGTTGCGATTGTGACGGGGACGGTGGGCACTTCTGCGATAAGCATAGCCACAAGCCCCACTGCATTTCGTGACTCTAGCGGCGAACTTGTTTCGTTTGCAACGCTGGAACGTATTGTTTTTTGTGCAACTCCTTCTGGAAGAGCAGGTTGGAACAACACGTTGCTTCCATCAAGCAACAACCAGCCGGCTGTGTGCCCAATACTTCCAGCCGGGCCTGGAAGTCCAACAGTTGTCGCGATTACAGGCACCGCCTCCTACACGCTAGTCATCTACGGCACATGATTGACCCCGGCAAACTCCGCGAGCGGGTGACGGTGCAGCAGTCGTCTGCGGCGCGTAACAGCCTCGGCGAGGCCGTGCTGTCGTGGAGCGATTTCGCCACGGTGTGGGCGAGCGTCGAAGGCGTGTCTGCCCGCGAGGCTCTGACGGCAGGCCAGCAGGAAACAACGATTAGCCACCGGGTGCGGCTGCGCTATCTCACCGGCCTGACGCAGCAGATGCGGTTTTCGTGGCGTGGCCGCACGCTAGACATCGTCAGCCTGCTCGAGCACGGCAACCGCTCAGAGCACGAGGCTATTTGCCAGGAGCAGGTGGCGTAATGGCAATTGTCGCAGGTGAGCCGCTTATTAAGTTGGCCGTTGGCCGTGGCAAGGCTGCGAAGGCGTTGTACTCGCTCGCCCCGCTGGATGACGTGGTATCCGAGCTCAAGAAGCTTCCGGCCGACATCTCCAACAAGTACCAGCGCAAGGCGCTCAAGAAGGCCGCCGTGCCAGGGAAGCAAGCCCTTGAAGCCAACGTCCGCAACATCGGCCAAGTCACTGGCAACCTTTTGGCCAGCATCACCGAGCGTGGCAAAAGCTACACGAACAACAAATTCAAGGTGCCCGTGTCGGTCATCGTCATCGGCTTTCGTCGTCCTGTCGGTGGCGGTGCTCAGCGGACGGCTGAGACGGCTTTTGGCGGGTCTGTGCTCAAGGGACCAAACCGGGCCTACCACTCGCACCTGGTCGAGTTTGGCACCAAGGGCCGCCGCACTCCCGGCAAGAGCCGTGTGGTGAAGCGTCGCCGTGTGATCCTTGACGGCCGCATTATCAGCCAGCGCGAGCGCCGCAAAGAGCAGGCCCAGAACAATCCACGGCAGATCCTGTCATCGTGGAACTACCGTCGTGGCAAGGGCTCGTGGCAGGGCCGCTATCCGATTGACTTTATTGCAAGCGGCTCCGTGGCACCGATGCCTGCCCTGCGTCCGCTCGAGCGTGCGTTCCAGCAGTCGCGTGGCGCGATGCGAAGCATTCTCGACGTGGAAATGCGGAAATCGCTCTCGGCGGCATTGCGGGCTTTTGAACGCAGGAACAAGGCGGACGACAAATGAAAAGCCCAGAAGCCGTTTTGCGTACCGCCCTCGTCACAAACACATCGGTGGCGTCCGTGGTCGCCACTCGGGTTTACCCGGTGCTGGCTCCGCAGGATGCGCCGCTGCCGTTCATTACCTACCGACGCACGGGCATCCGCCGGGCACAGACGCTAGC